TTGGATAATTACTCCACAATAAAAGTTTAGTTCCACTATGTACTATTACCTTTAAAGAGTCTGTCTTGATAAAATGTATTCCAAATATTTCAGAACTTAACTTTAATAAATTAATAAACCCTGGTCTAGTTTCAATTGCTTGTCCTAAACTAGACTTGTAATCTTTATACATATTTACACAATTTGGACTTCTATTAAGCTGTACTTGAGAACTGTCAGATGTAAAATCTACTCCTGCAAAATTACTATATACTCTTGTTTTAGGTGTCTTAGGTGTAAAACTTGGTATGGTTGCCATGTTTCCTCCTTTCTACAAATCTCCTATTATTTGATTTATTGTTATTAATCCGTTATCTTCTTTTTTTACACTATTCATTAATATTTCTAATTTAGCATTATATTTTGCTTCAAAAGCTGTGTAATTAGCTGATACATCACTTTTCAAAATATCACTTGCTACATAATAAGGTAAAACTTGTTGTGCTTCTAAATCTATTTCAAGTTCATAGCCGTCATCAGTTTCATTTGTTATCTCTTGAGGTTTTGCAAAATACTCAAACTCGAAATTTCCTAAACAGTCTTTATGTATTTTTAATTTGTTGTCTTGTATATAGTAATTTAGTAAACTACCATTACTTGAATAATATCTCATTCTGTTTTCTTCCATATAATTTTCTGGAAGTGCTATAACGTTATACTCTGTTTCTGATTCCTCATCAATACTAAACTCATAAGTCTTTTTTATTTTTTTTATTAGTGAAAGTTCTATTTGTCCTAAATTACATAGACCGTTTAGTTTTAACCTGATGTCTTCATCATCAGTTAAATTAGAATTATTAGAATATTCATCTATTAACTTTACAGCTAATTCTTTTATTTGAGAAAGTGTCATTGACTTATCCTCCTATTTTTTCTATTTGCTCTTTTATCTTGTTTATATCTTCATATGACCTTAATGTTATGTAAGTATTGTCTGCAAATACTACTCCTATTGCATAATCTTTTATAGAATCAACAAATACACATTCTATCTTTATAACTTCTTTATCAAATAGCTTTTTGATTTCTTCTAATTGTTCTTCACTTTTCATTTCTGTTTTGTATTCGTCTTTGATGTTTTTTTCTGTTTCCTCTATAAACTCTACTATTTCATCTTCGGTTATTAATCCCTTGTTAAGCATTAATGCCATTGCATAAAATCCTACACTATAACTTATTTTTGTATCTTTTAATCTTTCTAATAAACTCTCTATCATATTTTCTCCTTTCCCTTTTTATAGGCACATTAAAAGGTACTATATACCCTTTAAGCTACCTATAAAAGGTAGCTTTTTTTAGGCAGCTTCTTTAACTTTAAATACTACTAATTCTTTTGGTTTGATTATTTTAGCACCAAATACATGTAAAGAACTATATAATCCTTCAAATGCATTTTCAGCTTCAGCTATAAATCTTGATTTAACAATTTGGTCAGCATAAACGATAGCATTGTATGAACCTGCTAAGCAATAGTGAATGTTACTTGCAACTTTTACGTTGTTACTTACGAATGTTTTCATTCCTAAGTAATCAGCCCATTCAAGACCACCTTCAAATCCTTTCATACCTTCGTTTACTCCAAATTTAAGACCTGCATTTGTCATATATTCTTGTACCATTGGGTCGATTACGAAGAATCTTTGTCCTGCAGGTACGTTAGCTTCGTTTAGTTTTCTTGCAACTTTAGAAGCATATTGAAGAGCATTGTCTTCTGAGATTTCTTTTCCAGTAGCTGTTGCATCTACAATTGCTTTGATAGAACTATCAGAAGCTAATGCTAATACGTATTTATCAGCATTATCTTTTAATTCGTATGCTGCTCTTTCTACTTGAGTTCCTTTAATATCTATAGCACTTTGGAAAGCTTCAATGTCGTCAACTTTGAATGCTACATATTTTCTTTGGTCAATTAAAAGTGTTACTCCTGTATCATTTAGAGTTTCATATTCAATTGTTCCTTCATAATCTTTTACTGTTGGGTTGTCTAATCCTGCAAATGTTACTTGATCACCATATTTTTTAATTTGTGAACCTGTATCCATTGTACAAATTCTTTTTGCTACTAAATTTTTTTCTAATTCTTTTATTACCTTTGCACTTACTAGTTTAGGTATTGATACTGTTATTGCATTATCTGCCATAATAAATTCCTTCTTTCTTTAATTAATTTTTTAATCCAGCTATTTTTCTAAACTCAGGGTCATCCCATGCTTTTGCCATTTCTTGAGGTGTCATGTTGTCAAGTTTCGCCTGAGTATACTTACTTGTTTCACTCTCATTATTTTTAACACTTCCAGCACTAGCTGGTCTTTGTACTGGTTTGTTATTTAATTTGGTATAGGCTTGATATATTTCTTTAACTGAAACATCATTTGCCCACTTACGAGCGAAGTCTTTAAATTTACTGTCATTCAACACTTTGTCAGGGTCTGCTCCTAATTCAAGTAAATCTTTTTTTGCCATTCTTTTTGAGTGTTCTTGTGAAATAAGATACATAAGCTCTTCTTCTCTAACACTTTTATCTGGTTTTGAATAAAGCTCTGCAAATGTTTGTCTCATTACCTCTTCGCCTAAATCAATGACTTCCTCAGCATCTGCTTTTGCCAATGCTTTTTGCTCTTTTTCTGTGAGCATTTGGTCATATTTAGGAATGTTTATTCCTTGATTTTCATAGCTTTTTTGAAGAGAATTTGTTAAAGCAGGTATATCATCTTCTTCAAATCCTCCTGCTTTTAAAGTGTTGATTAAAGGATTGATTTGTTTTTCATACCTGCTTCTTTCTCTTGCTATGATTTTGTTAATAGCTCTTTGATATTCCTCTTCTGTGTATGTCCTTGGTTGTTCTATAGGTTCTTCAATAGGCTCATCTTGAGCTACTTCTAATTCTTCATTTGAAGTCTCGATTTCTACTTCTTGTTCTTCTTGAACTTCCCCAACGTTTACGTCGTTGTCAACGATAGTTTCTTCAACTATTTCCTCATTTTCTTCCATAATGTTTCCTCCCGTTTAACGTCCGTCGACTAATTCCCTGTTGTTCTTTTAATCCTGCAAACAGTAAAAAGGTATAAAAAATAAGAGCCTAAGCTCTTAATATAAAAAACTAATTTTTTTCTTTTTCATTAATCTCTTGTTCTTCCTCTACACTTATTTTGGCTATGTCTTTACATTTAGGACAATAATATACAACTTCTTTATCATTTCTAACCATTACTACCATTTCAACTAATTTGTCATTTTTACACTTCATAATACCACTCCTATCTTGCTAACACTAATTTCAAACTAATTAATTATAATCTTCTTGCTGTGCTTCTTGTATCATTTGGTTCAATTGTTCTTGCTGTGCTTCAACATTACTTGCAACATCTTCTACCTCTTGTTCTTGTTGTCTTTGTTGAATAATATTATCAGCTTCCATTTGTTTGTTTTTGATGTCTTCTTCTATGTTTATAAGTTCTTTTTCTTTATTTCGTCTATTTCTTACTATCTCTTCTAATTTAGCTTTATTGTATTTAGAATTATTACTTAACCCATCTACCCATTCTTCAAATGTAATTGCCTGTTTTACAAATAGGTTGTCCCACATTTCTTCTTGTGCATAAATTGAATATGGGTCTGTTTGTGCTACATTTACCTTTACTTTTATTTTAAGCTGTGTCATTATATCGTGAGGAATTACTTCAACTGTTACATTTGTCTTTCCTGTTTCTTCATCTGTTTCCTCTATTATTATTCTTTTTCCATCTACATCTACATTTTGCCAAAAGTCAAATAGCACTCTTGCAATATCTTCAAAGAATTTTTTAAATCTTGTTACGTGAATATTTAAAGGTACTGCAGCAGCATCTCTTACGGCTATAACAGAACGTCCACTTGTTTTCTCAGGGTCTATTGTTCCTAGTGCTGCATCTGAGGCTGATGCATTATCTTTTGTTTTTTGTGATAATTCATCATTGAACTGTTTAGCATCAGGACTAACCTGTGTAGGGTTTAAATAATCTATTGCACTTCTTATATCTTGTACTGCCTCTCCTTCAACTGCTATTGCTACACCTACTTTATTTAAACTGCTAGGGTTTTGTATTTTCTTTCTTAAATATGCTAGTTTAGGATATGCAGACATTTGAATTGCTATATCTCTTCTTGCTAGTGTTTGGTTTATTTCTATTTGGTTACCTATCTTGTCTTGAGGTTCTCCTCTTCCTCTTGCATTGTTTTTCTCTCTTATCCATATCATTTTAGATAAAGGATATAATGTAAGTCCTAAATCTGTTTCTTGAACATACACTACATTCTTTGTTGATTTAACCATATGTACTGTTGTTTTTGTTTCTGTTCCTACTTCAACTTCTATTTCCTGAGCATTACCATATTCATCTATTATTTGTCTTTTCTCTGTTTTCTTTATCTTCTTTGTTTTCTTATATAGTTTTAATATACATAATACTTTGCCTGAACCTACTTCTGTTTCTTTTTTGTTTCCTATTTGTTCATCTGTATCATTATCAGCTAAAATCTGTCGCACTTCATCTTCACTTAAACCGTTCCTTCTTGCTTCTTCTCTTACCTGTTCTACTGGTCTTCTAAAAGTTATTAATATAAACTCTTGATTTTGTATTTCAGGATCGTTTTCATCTGAGAAATATATATTATTACCTTCTACCATTTCAGCTCTTTCAATGTCATTCTCATCTTTATAGATATACATACATACCATACCACTTATGCAGTTTTCTGTATTGTAATCCCATATCTCTGTTTCTAAGTTATTTGATTCAAAGAATGTATTAGCATTTTTATTTAATAGTTCTACTGCTTTTTCATATATCTTACGTTTAGAAGTTGTTTGTACTTCTCCCGTCTCATCTGTATATTCTATTTCCTTAAAATCTTCTTCATCTACATTTTCAGATGAATAAACTATAGTCATATTATTTTGATTTACATTACCTATCTTATAATTACATATTGAAGCAATTATATTGTCCATAGGCATTGCATTGTTACCACTTTCTAATCCTTTCCATTGGTCTCCCATATAAAAGTTATAATTCTTTTCTAGTTGTTTATAATATCCTTTAGAGGTTAAATAATCTTTTATTTTTTGATATTGTGCAAATATAGTAGTTAAATTCTTTTCTTCATTCTTGTCTTTCATTATCTAATCCTCCTTTGTCCTTCATCGTCACCTTTGTAATTGTTGACGTTTTCTAGTAATTGGTTTAACTCATTTATTCTTGCTTCTTCTTTCTTCCATTCTTTGTGTTCTTCTGTGAATGGTATTCTCTCTTTTATTTTCTTTACATTGACTTCTTTGTGTATTTCTTCCTTATTTGCTACCTTGTAACCTAACAAAAAGCCAAAATAAAAGATAGCCGTTGTGACTATCATCAGTACTATGTTTATCATTGTTCCCTCCTATATTATTTTTATGGTTCTTCCATAATCTCCTTTTGGTTCTTCTTCTTCAAATTCAAATGTAAATTCTTTACTTAGTCTTTTTTCTATTTCTGTTTTCTTGACTGTCATTTCTTGTTGTGTTCTTATATGGTAAGCTATTGCCAATGCCATTACTAAATCATCATGACAGCCTTCCTGTGCTTCTGGTCTTCCTTTTTCATTTCTTACGAACACTAACATTTCTTCTAGTGTTTCTTTGTCGTTTATGTTTTCTATATGATCATTTACTATTGCTTGTAACTCACTTAATATAAGCGGTCTTGTTATTCTGTCTGTTCTAAATCCATAAGCTTTTACTATGTTTCCTGTGAATGTATCTTCTTTTTCTCTTACATATTGTTTTTTATATCCTATTCTCTCTATCTCTTTAATTGGAAATGTATCAAAGTTACTTTCTATTCCTACTAACGCATTATTATAGTATTTACCTAAACAATACATTTGTCTTGTATATTCATCTGCATCAAATTCTTTTCTTAATACTGCTGCTTGTTTTCCATTAGTGTTATCTAGTACTTGTCCTATAAAATAATCTGAACCTTCTCCTGATGTATCTCCTGATAGTACGTATGGATAATTCTTTTTAGGTAAGTCATATATTTTAATAAAGCCATCTTGTTCATTTCTCCAACGTATATTAGTTATTTTCATTCCATCATAATCATAAATAAAAGAACCTACTTTTAAAGGTTCTTTAAGTTGTGCTATTCTGTTACTTATTTTTTCTGCATTAAAATAAGTTTTTCCTAATACTCCCCATTGTCCCAAACAATAAACGTTATAATAATATGAATCTGAATATTTAAAACTTTCTAATACTTTTTTGTCATCATCTGTTAAAAATTTATTATCCTTGTATGTACTATGGCATACTGTTGCTAATCCTGAATCTATAAAATGTTTTTTTATCCAATGATTTATATTAACAGGGTTAAAACTCAATACCATTTGTTTCTTTGAAGTTCCACCTCTTAAACGTACTTTAAGCTGATTTATATCTTCTTCTTGAGTTTCTGTTGCTTCCTCTATCCATATATCTGTTAATTCTCCGTTTTCAAATGTAGTTGATTTTATCTTTTCAACGTCATCTAACCCTCTAAATATTACTTCATTACCGTTATGACATTTTATTCTTAAATCTGTTATATCAAATAAGCTTCCTACATTCCATTCTCTAATTACTTGTTTAAATAATGCAAATGTACTATCTCTATTAGTATTTCCTGTTTGTCTTACTACTAATAAGTTCATTTTTTGACCCATTAGTTTTTTTATATATCTTTGTACTATAAAATATGACTTTCCTGATGAACCTCCACCATAAAACAATAAATATCTATCTTCATTGTCTAAGTATGGTATATATACATCATTAAATACTTTTTTGCTTATGCTTACATTAATCATCTGTTAGTGTTACCTTTATTTCTGTATTTACATTTGCATCTATATCTTGTTTGTTTTTCCATTCTGCAAAATTATTAGATAAACTAAACATTGCTCCTCTATTTCCATCTTTATCATACAATCTTTCTTCTGCATATAATTCGCATTTTCTTTTTGCTCGCATAATCGTGTCAAAAAATTCTTCTTCTTTACTGTAGTTTAATAAACTTTGTCTGCTCATGTCTAAGGCATCTGCTAGTCCTGTTACTGTAAAAGGTCTATATTGTTCTTCTATTATATTTCCATCATCATCTCTTACTGTTTCACATTTACATTTATCTTTATTAAATACAACTACAGGCTTATAACAACTTTTAAAATATTTATCTATCTTTTCTTGCATTTCTTCTGCTGTTTTATATTTTAATGGTCTTCCAATTGGTTTTTTTTCTTCCATTGTATCATCTCCCTACTTTATAATGATCTATTTCACTTCAGTATTAAATCCTGCTCTTTTATTGTTTTCTTTTTCTAGTGTGTATTTATCATTATTAGTTTTAATCTCTATATAAACAGATTTATAATTTATCTTGTCTACTAATTTACTTATGTTGTTTAATATTGTTGTTTCTTTCATCTTCAAAACATTCCTTTTCTTTACCACAAGTTTTACACTTATTTTTCATACATCTTTCAAAGTTCTCACATTTTAAACTTCCATCTATTTTAGTTCTTAATTCTTCATTACAATTTTTGTTTTTACATATACTGCATACTGTTCTTGTATATGTTTGGTATATTGTTTCTTTTGTTTTCATTGGCTCTTCCTCCAATATATTATATATAGATTAGCTCAAAGCGTAGCTCCTAGGTCATCAGTTATTCCCTCTCTTGGATGACTCCACGCGACATATTACTATGTTTCGAGGCGTTACTCTCTCATCAGGCGTTTATTTTATTTGAGAGGCTAGATGTTCTCATGTCAAAGCTACTGGAGAACCCACGCTTTCAACTAACCTACCTATTATTTATGGTCTAGGTTGAAGGAGTCGAACCTTCAATCTCAGGAATCCAAGTCCCGCATCTTACCATCAAGACTTAACCTAGATATCAAAGCCCACTAGGAAGGCTTTTATATGAAAATGGAGAACATACCTATGAAAGCTGAATGCTTTTATATTAATTTACCTAGTATAATTAATAACTAAATAAAAAGAGT